GGCTTAGGGGAGTATGGTAATATAAGCGGATTAATTTATGAGAATGTGACTTATGTAGATAGAATGCCTGACTGTAAGCTGGTTTCTTATGGCTTAGATTTTGGATATAGCATAGACGTATGTGGTTGTCTGGCTGTTTACAGACGTGATGACGAGCTATATTTAAAAGAGATTATTTACGAAAGGAACTTGACTAATCAAGATATAGCTGAGAGGATTAGGGACATTGTAGGAAGGGATGAGGTAATTTGTGATAGTGCTGAACCTAAGTCTATAGAGGAGCTTTATAGATTAGGCATAAACGCAAAGCCAGCAACAAAAGGGCGTGACAGTATATTAAACGGCATAGACATTCTTAAACGCTACAAAATCCACGTTGTAAATAGTAGTAATTTAAAAAGGGAGTTTAGGACTTACAAATGGGCTACAGACAAAAATGGGAATAGCTTACAGAAACCAATAGGCCCAGATCACTTAATGGACGCTTTGAGATATGTAGCTTTAATCCACTTAAAAAAGCATAATCGTGGATGGTATGCAATAAGGTAGAATTAAGCGAACGCTTAGCAAACGCTTAAGCAAAAAATAACCAAACGCTTCCATTTCGCTAAAGCATATAGAGAAGATATATATTATATATATCTATATATAAGAATAATTTTAAGTTTATTTAATTATATTTGTTTGTGTTTTGAAACTAAATAGGTGTAGTCGGCTAAAGAGCGTTGCACCTATTTTTTTTAACCCCTATTCGTATTTATTAATTAATTTGTTATATATAAGTTTATGGAGATCA